GATGTGCTTTCCCTATTTTTTATAATAACCAGTTCAGGTGCTTGTGATAATCCATGCCCAAAGGTTGCTCCACTTGTACCGTTTCCGGTATAACTAACTATCGAAAAACCAGCCGTAGGATTCGCACTAACTGATGACGTTATAGTTCCATCAGTATTGGATACAGCAGTGCCTCCTGCTTTCCAGTTCCATCCAACATAAGTATCGCCACTTGCGTTCTGCGTATCCGTACTAGATGGACTTGCCATCGTAAAGCCGCCTGAATCAAAGGAAGATACATTGAAATTCCCACTATCTATACCTTCTGCTGAAGTCAAATTAGTTACGATAGCCTTGTCATTACCTGAGCCAAGACCACGGACAGAATCTAGAACAATATTATCGTATGTTTGATTCCTTGTTTTAAACCAGAGTAGGTCGGTAGCAAAACCAGTTCCAGTTATGCTTCGTGGATAACTTGAGTCACCACTCCATAGAACAGTATTAAAATGCTTAGTAGGATCAGCGATAGCAGGGTCGGAGAGATTGTCCGTGTTTAACGCTACGAATCCTGTAGGTGGGGTGTAATAGAAGTCCTCGCCAGTACCGCCATTTCCTTGTGCTGTAACCGCGCCAGCGAATGAACTATCCTGACCATAATTAATCGTGCCAGAACCATCATTGCCGTCTTGAAAAATTGGCATCCATGTATCAGGGTTAGATGACGCAGTTGATTTTGGATTTGTGCCGTTTGCAGGGTCTTGGCTATCAAACCACGTTCCATTGTGGCTGAACCATATTTTTCCTGCATCAGCGTCTAAAGCAACTCCAGCAATAACATTAGTATCTAAAGTGGCTCCCATAGAGCCACCAGAAGCGGTCATGCCATTTCGGTATGCTGTATCGCTATACCAAAAAGACCCAGTAACATTCATTGCTCCAGAGCCGCTACCGTCTCTTGGCATATTTACGTCAACCCAACCAACGCCAGAGTTTCTAGTCGAAGGGCTTGTATCTCTATATTCGTAATACCATTTCCCAGACGAAACCGCAAAAGTAGAAAACAAGTTATATCCCGAAGCGCCTGGGCCTGCGCCATCACCAACTCGTAGATTACCTTCTGCTAAAACTCCAACAATATCCGAATCGCCGTTTAGCGGGTTAAATGTACAAAAGTTATTCGTGGGAGTGTCAATTACAACATCTGTAGCAACCAGATTGGTAGGAGTGAAATCGTTTTTATTCCCAGAACTATCTGCGCCTAGTCCACCATTAAAGTCTGAGTGGATCAGGAGTTTAGTGTTTGAGTCTGCGACAAATGCTGTGGTGGATGGAGTGAATGTTGTGGTGTATCTTGCTACGTCGGATATACGGATTTCATCCATGTAGCCATTAAGTTCACTGGCAGAACCTGCAATAGTACCTATGCCCAAGACAGAAGTTCCATCAGCGGCGCTCTTTCCTGTTACATCAGCAGTCCCATCAGCAACACCATCAATGAAAATCCGTAATGTATTACCATCTCGTACACCAGCGATATGATGCCAATTAGTATCTATTGTTCCTGTAGAATTCGCTGTATTAGAAGTTAAATCAGCCTCTCTTATAATAAATCGTACAGTATTATCATTATCAATATCCATAAAAAATGCACGAATAACACCTGACCCATTACTAAACCCGGTTAATACGTGTTGCGAATCAACAGCAGAACGCTTCACCCAAGCCTCTAAAGTAAAATCACTACTTCCAAAATTAAAATCAGATGAACTGGGAACACTTAAATAATCCCCAGTGCCATCGAACTTGATGGATGAGTCACCAACCTTGTATTGCGCTCTTGTGTTGGTTACATCACCGTTAGCGGTTATGGTGTGAGCAGAAGAACTACTATCAATAAAAGTATTTAGTTCCGTGGCTGAGTATTTCTGGTAGAACCCGTTGGTTCCGTAACTTCCTGTGTACTCTATGGGTTTCCATTGGTTAGTAGCGGCATCTGTTTCACCAAAGGATGATGGTGTTAGGGCTGTGCCGTCTATGAAGTGGACTTCTGCTAGGTAGCCGTCCCATTTGTGACTGCCATTTGCATTTCCAATTCTATGTTCGGTGGTTGTGTTGATAAAACCACAGTCAGCATTAAGGCTTGCTTGTGTTTCAGAAACACCTGTTAATCGCTCACCATTTACATATAGTTTTGCCCGATCTCCCGCTGTAGATTCGGTGCTGTTAAAACATACTACGATGTGATACCATGCCGAAGGGTCACGAAACCTAGCAGCATTAGAATTAATGTTGAAAACAGCAGAGCCAGAAAGGTAAGAAAAGGCTCTGAGTTGGGTTCCGTCAAATTCGATTCCATCGTTGTTATTTGAGATGTCCGTTCCAGACCAAAACAAAAACCCTCGCTGATCTGGCGCACCTCTTTTTACCCAACCACTCCATGTCCAAGTTTTTCTATTACCCGCACTGCTTGGTGTCCTACTCAGATAAGCAGAATCACCATCTTCAAACCGCAACGACTGGTCAATATCGTAACCACCGGCAGCCGAAGCCCCGATGATTGCGTTTTCTGATAAGACGCCCATAGGAGTTAGTCTCCTATGACAGGTTCAATGTGGCGACTGCTTGAATACTGGTTGCTGAGCGGACAACATAATCTATTCTGTCCACTGCTGCCGCTGTTGTGGTGAGTGTTGGTGCTGTGCCTCCGGCCCAATCAAAGTTAGTTCCCCATGATCCTGTGCGACTTCCTGTACCATCTTGTGTAAGGAAGATTGAACCACTTTGTCCAGCAACAACATTTGTGGGATTGGCAAACGTAATATTGTGTGCCATTGTACAACTGTAATTATTAGAGTTAGCTAAATCTATAGTGACTGTTGCTGCAGATGTAAGAGCAGTAACTTCACCTCTCTGACCTGCTGTGAATGTCTGTGCAGTACCAAGAACAGCATTACCTACAGAAGCTGCTTTAGTATCTATTTGAGTCTGAGCATTACTTGATAGTGTATTGATATACTGTAGTTCAGCATTTGTTACTGTACCATCAGCAAGTTTTACAGCATCAACACCAGTAGCAATATTAGCATTAGGCCATGCACCACTGGCGGGAATAGCCATTGCTGTACCACCTGTGCGTTTTTCTATATTGTCTGTATATACTTTGCTCATTTATATTCTTTCTCTTTATACTATTTATTCTATGGTTTAGTCGGCCATACTACATCTTCTGAGTCTGCTGTACTTGCTGGAAGATCACGCAATGCTTGACGGTATGTAGTCATATCAGCTGACATTGTGACATCGGTTAGAGCGTAGAAGTCTGTTTCAGCGAGGAGTGTATTTCGGTGTGTACGAACCTCCGCCCAATCACCTTTCCATAGTGCTTCCTGTAGTAGCTCCACCGTAGGCAATGGTTCATCTCTATTCCAAGTTAAAACTCCTGTTTCTTTACCGCAAAATGAAACTTCCCAGCCAGTAGACTCACCTACAAAATAAAATAGCGCAGTTCCTAATCGTTTGCCTAATGCGTCATACATATCAATAACGCCTTAGAACTGTCCATTTTGCATAACAACCTTTGTTATAACCGCTTGCACTTCCGCCAGCATTGTAAGTAGCAGTACTATGGTTGTTATACATATAGAATTCTAAATCGTCACCCGCAAGAAAATCCCATGTAAAACTTGGCTGATTTGGTTGAACAGGGGTATTAATATCTCCCTGCGGGAAGCAAATTATCTCCGTTGAGGCGCGACTGTTATATAGTCTTTGTATTTTAGGTTCAATATGTTGTATACCTGTATTCTGAGTGGTGGTTAGAGCCTGTACAAGAATATTGCAATCAAATGGGATGTTAACCCAAAAATTCGTTGTGTCAAACCAACCTCCTATATCTGAATACACAGTATATTCGCCAGTTGAAAACATAAGTTCTGTCGCGACCCCTGCCACAGGCTCTGTAGTATTTCTATATATAAGACCAGAAGCAGATAAATGTTCATTACCAGTTCTAAAAATAGTAGTAGTGTCTGAGACAAACTCGCAATGATCGCCAATCTTATACAAAGTGTATTGTTCCACAGCCGAACTATTTTTAATGGCTATAGTATTCCCAGCACCATGCGCCGCTGTTGAAATAACATGAATGGCACAAGTACCAAACGCGGAAGCGGCAGGCAATGTGATTACCGTTTCCGTGGCAGTTCCAGCAGATACATTAACTAAAACAATAAGACTTGACTTACCCGTGAAGTCAGCAGCCAGAATAGTATAAGCAGCGGTCTTGGATAAAACTCCTTGAGCGCCTGTCGTGATTGCCACACCACCGATGGTTAAGTTACCAGCATCTGTAATCGCCATAGTCTTTCCAGTAGGCACTGTAATAGTGCTACCAGAACTAGTGATTGTGTCTAATAATAGTGTTGCTGCCATTTTTTTTTCCTCAGATCATTGTTAGTTCGCCGCTGATAGTCCATGTAAATCCATCAGCGATAGTAATTGGACCAGCAACAAAGGCTGCTTTAGTAGTCTCTACTGTTGTTGTTAAATTAGATGATATAGTGTTGTAGTTGTAGAAGTAATCACCCTCTGTTGTGATGATACCACCACTTTCTCCAAAACTTAATTGCCCAGAACCATCCGTCTGCATTGCTTGTCCAGCAGTACCATCAGCAGCCGGCAGTGTAAACTCTGCGGCACCTGTACTGGTTTTCATTAATTTATCTACACTTAATGTACCCATATTATACCACCGTCCAATTACCTAATACTGTAACTACATAGGTATCTGCAATTGTTATTGGCCCAGCTGACTGAGCATTTACTGTTGATGCCACACTAAGGTTCTCACTAATTGTCTGTGCATTAGTTCTCATTATAGCATTTAATCCTAGTGTCTGGTCTTGTATAGGTGATGGGTCTGCTTTCAGCCCAAGATAAACAATCTCCAATGTGTTCGTACCGGAAGGTGGAGGATTGCCTGCACCAAAATCTATTGTTGTACCAGTTACTGCATAAGCACCAACCGACTGTTTTACACCAGAAATAGATACAATAATACTCGCTGGAGTTTGTACACTATTCGTTAGTGTAAATGAAACATCTGTTCCATTTGGTGATAACAGTTGTGACGGGTAATCACTAAATCTTGGTTGTTCGCCTATATATGACATTTATATTCTTTCTCTCTTTGTATTATTTATTACAATTGGACTATTCTTCGTCCCAAGATGTAGTACCTTCATTCCATATATATTTCTTACCATCATCAGGCATCGCTGTAGGTGGTTGCCAATCATGGTTTCCATCAAGAGTCCAAGAAGCATATGGTTTGGGTGTTACAAATACTTCATTAGTTTTGTCCCATGTAAATCCAGTTCCAGCGAACTGTTTACGGAAGTTATTGTTATAACTAGTTTGTATCCAATTGAATGAATCTCCTACTAAACCTGAGTTGATGAAATCTTGTTCAGCAACAATAACTCGTTGAACTATTCCATTACTATTTATTTCTGCAAAATGACTCATATTGTCCACCTAATAATCACGATACCGGAACCACCGATACCACCAGTACCAGACCCTGTACCTGATGAACCACCACCAGAACCTGTATTAACTAATCCCGCAATACCAGTAGCGACGTTGTAAGCGACACTTGGAGCGCCGCCACCTGCCGCCGTTACTGCGGGTGTTCTACCCGATGTTTGAGTACCACCAGCACCACCACCTGCGATGTAGAGAGTTCCTGAAGAACCGCCAACTGTAGCCACGTTAGATGAGTCTGTTCCCGCAAGCGCCGCTAATAAAAAAGCAGTTGTTTCGGTAGCAGAAGAATTAACAAACGTACTGACTCCTATACCACCGCTCCCGATAGTTCCCGTTGTACCTGCTGTACCTGCGGCTCCAGCGCCACCACCACCACCGCCTTCTGTTGCGGAGTTTGTTGATCCAGATGCACTATTAGCAAAAGCAGTGCCACCAGAGGCTCCTTGCGTAGCGGAGCCACCTACAAAGTTTCGTGAACCACCACCACCCGAACCACCATTAGCACCATTTATACCCGCACCACCGCCGCCACCTCCACCTACGGCCGTTGCGGTTGAAAAACTAGAAGTTCCACCAGTTCCGCCAGGGTTAGGTCCACCAGCTGCACCGGCTACTCCACCGGCACCAATAGTCACAGTATGATTTCCGACGGCAATAGAAGAACTAGCTGTCCAAACAACACCACCAGCACCTCCACCACCACCATTATCATAACCGCCGCCACCGCCACCAGCAATTGTAAGAAAATCAATAGTACCGATAGACCCGATTACACCAAATGTTCCTGATGCAGTAAAAGCACGAACTCCGTAATCTACAGAGTTATGTGTATATGTTGTGTATGTACCACCAGTATATGTAGTCAGACCACCCATAAACGACCAAGTAGCACCTGACCATACCTTCATTGCATCGTTGGTAGAGTCATACCAAGTATCTCCTGTAACTGGCGCTGGAGAGGTTGGTGCTGTTGCCGCTTTCGTATACTTTCCGACATTAGCTAATTTACTTTGTGCAATTGCAGCAGAAGTATTAATCTGTGCATTAACAATTGAATCAGTTGCAGGATCTGCTGACTGCCAAGCATTATCCCCTCTTAAAAAAGTAGTTGCAGATGCTGTTCCTGTTGCAGATAATTCAGCAACCCCAATGGCATCATCTGCCATATCAGCGGTCTTTATTTGAGCGTCTGTTATATCGTCACTTCTTATAGTTGTTCTTGGCATTTATAAAACCTCTTATTACGCTGCGGGTTTCGTTGGCCACGTTGCTGCATCTACATGAGCTTTGGTAGTTTTACCGGAAGGTAGATCACGCAAGGCTTGACGGTATGTTGTCATATCAGCTGACATTGTTAGGTCCGATACACCATACCAATCTGTCGCAGCTAATCGGCGGTCACGATCTTCTCGCATCCCAGCAAGTGCTCTGCCGTTTTCACCAGCGGCCCATGCGGCTTCTTCGGCATCTCTAGCAGTTTCTTCTGCTGATGTAAGTTGGACGGATACACCATCCACCATTTTAAATCTAGGCATTATTCATTACTCCATTTAATTTTAAACTATTTATTATTGTTAATGTCATATTAAGACTCCGAAAGACCGTATAGGGTTACTCTGGCAACATTAGAGGCTGATCCAAGGTTTCCGCTACTAGTAGAGAATCTAAACGACACATGAGATTCAGAATCTTCCCCATAAAACATGAATTGACCCATGCGGTGATTTGTTGCTTGCCTATACCACCTCGATATTCCATAATATGTTGTCCTGATTGAGGAATCTTGCGGAGAGGAAAAATAACAATGACCAGATACAGGAATATGTGTACTATTGGTATCACTCAAATCGCAATATGTCGCACTACCAGATGCCCTATAAGTTGTGCTACTGGTCGCGGCAATAATAGTTTCCCAAATAACAAACCCACCATTCTCAAGTGATGATAAATCAGAATTCCCAACCGATAACCTCAATTCCTGATTTGCTGTGTCAAGGTAGATATTCTCAAACGTCATAAAATAGACTGAATACGTTGATGTAAAAACATCAGTGAAGTCCCATGTAGATACTGCGGCGTTGTTTGTGGTGGTAGAAATAAAATTCAAACCGGCGGCTGGAAACCCTGTCTTGGTTGCACTGGTTACATCAATTGTCGCACCTGATGCTACTGCAAGAGTAGCCCCAGCAGGAACAGTAAAAGTATCCCCACTATCTCCAAGAGTTAGTGCGGTCCCTGTAGACGGTGATATTTTATTTGTTTTGACTTCAGACATAATTCTTTCTCTATACTATTTATACTCGTTAGTTATTTAATTCCGTACATCTTTATTGTTCCAGCGTTAATGTTCCCACTACTCATTTTGAATCGGACTGCATTAATCGCTGTGGCACCTACATTAATATAGCCTCCCACATAACCGTCAAAAGCAGCGTCTGAATCTTGTTGCATAGAAATTCTTCCATAATAATGTTTTACATAAGTGGTAGAGCTAGGATTAAAAATATGTAATACACCAGAAGCAGCTTGGTCTGCATCATTTCCTAAATCAAAACCCATTGGAACAAAAGCTGTGCTGTTAGCTACATCTCGACCTGTTGTATATCCCACCAATGCTGCGGAATTATCTGGTGTATGATAGGCTCTAAAATAGGTGCTTGTAGTATTCATTCCGTAAGAACTACCACCATCTGAACTTACTTGGAACTGTAATTCTACAGAATCCGTAGCAGGGTTTAGAGTAATATATTCAAATACATACTCTTTATATGTACTATCAATACCAGAAGTAAATGAAATATTAGCTACCGCAGTTGATACTGTTGTAGTCGATATTAATACTTGAGCACTTCCAAATCCTGCATTAACACCAGACAATACTCCAGAACCATTAGATGTAAAGATTGCATTACCACCAGCATCTTTCATTACATTATTCTTTATACTATCAGCACCAATAACAACATTCTGGCCAGTCTCTCCAATAGTTATTGTGGTGGTTGCACCTTCTGGTTCTATTGAATTGGCTTTAAGTATTGAAGTCATTAGGCTATACCATACATTTTAATTGTGCCTTTAAAGGTATTAGAATCTGGTTTAAAGTTAATTGCATTTACTGCTGAGGTTGTATTTACATATCCTGCTATGAAATTATCATATACACCTTGAATATAGTAAATATTTCCAACTCTTGCATACCATTGTTTTACATAGGTAGTAGAAGCACACCCAAACAGATGCATTATACCTGATGCATTTGCTCCAGTTATTGTTCCACCATTATCACTAGACTGAGTTAGTTTCTGATAACTTGTTGAGTTTGCTAAATCTCGGCTTGTGTCATAACCGAGAGTAGCAGCATTACTCCAACTCCACATATGATTAGCATAAAAGAATGTACTCGTCATTGCAATTCCGTAACTAGAACCACCATCAGTGCTGACTTGAAAGGATAAAAATCTATCATCGTTACTGTGCTGAATTTCTGTAAAAACAAACATCAAGTGATCGTAATCTCCAAGGCCGCTGGTAAATGAAATACTAGAAGTTCCAGCTGGAGCTGTTGTAGATGTAATCAATTTAGGTCCTGCACCACTCATACCACTATTAACATTAGAAAGTGTTCCCGCACCATCAGATTGAAAAATAGTATTCCCACCAGCATCTTTATAGAGATTCGTTTGAATAGAATCACTACTCAATAAAACAGCATCCCCAGACGTTCCTAAATTTACATTAGTTCCGGTAGATGGTTGTATAGCTTTTGTTTTAAGTGTAGCCATTATAGTAATCCGTACATTTTTATGGTGCCGTCAAAAGTACCAGCTTGAATTTTGAAATCTATTTGTGTAATGGCCGCTGTTGTATTGATATATCCTGCTATATAACCATCCATAAGACCATCAGTGTCATTATTCCAAGTTGTTCTTGAATCAAAATGCTTTATAGAGGTTGTCGAGGCTGGATTAAACAAATGCAACTCCCCAACAAGTGAATGGTCGGCATCGTTACTTATCCAGCCAAGGTTTTGATAAGCGGTTCCTTGCTGTTGATCTCCACCGGAATAATAGGTAAGTGAGGCATTAGTGTCGGCCTCACTATGTCTAGCATAAAAGAAGGTTGTGGTCATAGTTTCGTTGAAGCCTGTTTGACCTGATGCGTTGACTTGAAATTCAAAACGCTGATTATCTGTACTTGGATTTATATCAATAAACTTAAAAATATATAAATCATAGGTAGAGTCAATTCCAGTAGTAAAAGAAACAGAAGTAGAATTGGAAGCTGTTTGTGTAGAAAGTAAAAGCAGATTACCTTTCAGTCCACTATTAACACTAGAAAGATTGCCTGCACCATCAGAAGTCCAAAGAGTGTTTCCACCTTTGTCTTTAACTGTGTTTACTCGGAGGTCATTACCCGGCAAAGTAACCGTCTGCCCTGTAGTCCCGATAGTTAAATCTTGATTAGGACTTAATGTCTTTACTGTGTCTGTATATACTGTGCTCATTATTTTATACCGTAGAGGTAGAATGTTCCGGCGGTTATATTTCCGCTAGCAGCTATGAAGCTCACTGCATTAATAGCACTCGTTGTATTTAAATAGCCACCAACAAAGGTATTAACACTAGCATTTGAATGTCTATGATTATTGCCTGTCCATAAAAATTGTTTTACATAGGTAGTGGATGATGGGGCAAATAATTTCAAACAACCACAACCACTGCTATCAGCATGAGTTTCATTACCTCTGTCGAGATTCTGAAACGAGGTAGATTGCGCTCTATCATTACCAGTTTGATAAGATAAAGCTGCAACACTATCAGCCTCATTATGTTCAGCATCAAAAAATGTAGTTGTTTTTGTTATACCGTAAGATGATCCACCATCAGTACTGAATTGCACACCAAATTCCTGAGCATTTGTTGCTACATCATAATTCACTATATAAAAAACATACTCATCATAAGTAGAATCAATCCCACTAGTAAACTCAACGCTTGCAGAATTACTCGCCGTTTGACTTGAGATAAAAATCATAGTAGAACCTAATGCAGAATTCACACTAGATAAAGTTCCACTACCATCAGATGTAAGGAGAGTATTACCACCAGCATCTTTAATTGTATTCGTTTTTAATTGACTAGCAGAAATCGCTACAGTTTCTCCTGCAGCTCCTAGAGTTACAGTTGTCGCTGTTGCAGGTTCAATCTTTTTAGCTTCTAGGATACTCATGTCTTACTTATCCCGTAGAGTTTTATTGTGCCGTCAAAGTTGCCGCTAGACATAGAAAATCGGATTCCACTTATCGCACTTGCCGTGTTATAGTAACCACCAATAAACCAATTTCCACTATGGTTGTCCGCCCCATATAGATTGAGCTTGGAATAGAACTGCTTAACGTAGGTTGTAGATGACGGAGCATACAAGTATAACTCTCCTGAAGCATTCTCATCACTACCATTACCAATAGATCCACTTAATGGTTGTGCGGAAGTGGATTGCGCTAGATCGTGTCCGGCCTCGTAACCCAATGCAGCCCCAGAGTCAGATTCATAGTGGTAAGCGGAAAATGCAGTGGTTGTTTTTGTAACCCCAAAACTACCTGTCGAGCCTTCCATCTGGAAGTTAGTAGAGTCCGTAGCAGGATTAATCTCTATAAACTTAAAACAATAAACATCATAGGTAGATGTTAGTTGAGTTGTAAATGAAACTGAAGCAGAATTAGATGCTGTCTGTGAACTTAATAATTGTAGACTACCTTGTAATGCAGTTGAGGATACTGTGCCTGAACTAGAAGTAAAAATATTATTACCACCAGCATCTTGCAGTACATTAGTATTTAAAGAATCACCAGCAATGGCTACCGTATCACCAGTAGCACCAATGTTGAGAGTATCCCAACCATCTCTAGGCAAAACTGTTGTAGTGACTACTTTACTCATTACTTAACTCCATACATCTTTATCTTACCATCAAAATTTCCTGATGACATTGCAAACTGAATAGCAGTAATTGCAGCCGTTACATTTATATAACCAGCAGCAAATTCATTTTGTGTAACAGCACCGTCTTGACAACCATTTGTTGTGGCATAAAAATGCTTCACATAAGTCGTACTCGCAGGATTGAATAGATGCAGTTCACCCGCCACACATTTATCTGCATCATTGCCCGCGGATGTAAATAAATGTTGAGCGGCTGTTCCCTGCGCCTGATCACTGCCAGTTAAATAATCTAATGCCTGTGCAGCACCGTTTTCAAAATTGTAAGCCCTAAAAAATGTGCTTGTTATCGTTTCGTTGTAGCCAGTTTGACCAGAGGCATTTACTTGAAATCCAAAATGTTGGCTATTCGTAGCAGGATTTATATTTATAAACTTCCAAATATATTCTTTATAGGTAGAATCAATACCAGAAGTAAAACTAATGCTAGCTGAATCATCTGCGGTCTGTGTAGAAATCAATACAAGTGAATCACCAAATGCAGAATTTACGTTACTTAAAACTCCAGAGCCATTACTCTGCCACATTGTAGCGCCAGAGGCATCTTTAATGAGATTTACATTAACGGAATCTGCTGCAACTACACTATTACCGGACTCTCCGATAGTTAGTGTGCTTGTAGATGATTCAATTGCATTAACATTTATAGTTGTCACACGATGGTCCAGACGCTAGTGCCAGTCAAAGTAACCGTTACGCCCGAAGCGACTGTTACAATTCCTGCACTCATCGCATTGTTATTGGCGGTCACAGTATAGTTAGTATCCACAGTCATCTCATTCTCAAAAAATACCTTATCCGTTCCGGCACCAACAGGTGAAGTTACTACAGCACCCCAAGCATTATCCCCTCTTAAATAAGTTGTGGCGGATGCAGTTCCTGTTGCAGAGAGTTCAGCAACACCGACAGCATCATCTGCCATTTTAGCATTTGTTACTGCTAAAGCTCCAAGCTTAGCGGCTGTTACAGAAGTATCACCAAGCTTGGCTGTTGTTACTGCATTATCACCCAATTTAGCGGTTGATACAGTATTGTCACCGACTACATTAGTATTACCTATATCAAGTACGCCTACCACTTCCATCTTATCGGTGGCGACTAAAGCATCTGTTAATGTAATAGTAGTAGGAGTACCCGCTATACTATAAGCATCTTCTTGCTGCTTGACACCATTAATGGTAATAAACAAACTCTGCTCATTAGGAGCATTCCATGATAGTGTATGGGTAGCTGATGTAGAACTAGTAACATTAAATACTTTTAATTCACTATTCTTTAATGCAGCTTGACCTAGATATGACATTAGCTAATCTCTAATATGCTGATAAAGCATTCTAGATCACTGGCCGCTGATGCAGTTGCCCGCATCAAGTCGCCAGTAGAAGCATTATTAGTGTTAAATAAGTTAATCGGTTTATCAAGTATCAGTGTAGAGTCCGCAGGAACTTGAACTGTCTTAGCGACATGAAAAAAGCCTGACGAACCAGCACCGTCTGTTGATACTTCAATATTTACAGTAGCCGAATTTATACCATCAACATTGGCAATATAAATTGAATGTACCACCGATGAATTAACACCAATCGGTACTTGATATATTGTTGTTGCTGTGGCACCTACGGCGACCCCAGCGTTTTTAAATGCATTTGCCATTATCTATTATCCTCCGAGCGCCAATGCCATGGCTGCAGCGTTATCTACGACATCTTGAAATGCAGGTTTAGCACCAGCACCTTGTGATGTCAGTACTTGTGTTGCCGTACCTGTTGCAACAGTATCAGCAATAGTACTCGCATCCCAAGTAATCAACTGGCCGTCTGTACCGTCTTTGATTCCTTTTATGTCTAGTTTTGTTAATGGCATAGTTCTATTCTCTTATATTATGATTTTGGATGTTTTGTTTTTACAGCAGCTCTTGCAATGACAATCGCATCCCATTCTGTGGAGTCACCACCTTCTTTTTTGACCAGTGCATCAATAACATCACCAATAGTAGGATACTCTAATACCCTTTTCTCTTTGTAATTTGTTGGTTCTGGAATTATTCTTTCTATAGCCATGGTGTAGTGTTCTCTTTTGTTTAACTATTTATAATATTTATTAAGCCCAAAGCAAAGATGCTCCGTGTAATCTGCAAACTTTTGAACCACTTTGGTTTAATGTTTCTATTTTATACTTCATATTGGTTCCTGATGGTTGTCCTGAGATATCTACTGAACCAGAAACTAATGTTTTACCAGTTTCATAAGTTGTATCTAAAGTCAGTGGAGTTTGTGTGTAAGTTGTTCCACCATCCCGTGATACATATCCTTTGAGGTCCGTATCTAATGTAGTTGATCCTGTAGATGTTTCTTCATAAATCATTAGACGGCCTGTAGTTGGTGCGGCCTGTGCTGTTTGTGCATTAGATACTAGGGTCATGTTGTTATACAGCTGAGGTT